CCTTGGCCTGCTCCGCGTGCTTCTTCAGCTGGTCGTTCACCTTCTCCAAGCTGGAGTTGATGTTCTTGATATCGTCGTCGATCTGGGGCATGGAGGCTCTCCTTACAGGATGTTGGTGAGGTTCGCGGCAAGCGCCGCATTTGGTTGGATCTGCGCCGCTGGCGGCGCCACAGGCTTGGTGGGATCGCCCTCACCGTTGCCAGCGGGATCACCCGCGCTGGACTTGAATTGGCTGATAAGACGCATTGCCTCGGACTTGGGCATCCCCGATGCCCGGAGCGCTGCCTCCATACGGCGAACGGCTGATGCGTTCTTGCCGTCGTCGGTCTTGCTGATTTCGTCGGAGTCGAGAAGGGAATCGGCGAAGCCCTGCGATACAGCGGCACTGCCGCCGATGTAGGACTCGCGATCCATCAGCTTCTGCATCGCCTTGACGTCCTCACCGGTCCGGGCCGCATAGACGTCGGCCATGGCCTGGTCGAAAGGCTCCAGCTGGTCGGCGATCTCGCGCAGCTCGTGTCGGTTGCCCGCAGCGAGCAGCCAGCAGTTGTGGATCATCAGGAAACCGGCGCGCGCCACCTGGACCTGATCCCCGGCCATTGCAATGATCGAAGCGGCAGAGGCGGCGATTCCCATGACCTTCACGGTCACCTCGCCGGGGTGCTCTCTCAGCATCGAGTACATCGCCAGGCCTTCGAACATGTCGCCACCGGGCGAGTTGATCGCCACGGTCACAGGACCCTTGCCGAGGGATCTCAGGGCAGCTGACATGCGCTTGGCAGTAAAGCCGCCGCCCGTCCACCAGTCTTCGCCGATGACGTCGTAGATGCCGATCGTTCGGTCCTCTTCGTTCTCGGCAGCGGCACGGATGCTGGAGTCCCAGCGATCGAAAGCAGCCGGCGCGATATAGCTACGCACGTCCATCTGCGGCCGTCCGCTGGGGACGCCCGGGGTTGCACGGATGGTCATCTCTTATTCCTTGCTGGTGGCGTCAGGCACGCCGAGGAAGGCGCGTAGGGACGCACGGGCTGCATTGCCGTCTTCGGCCTGGCCAAGCTTGTCCAGCGGCGCCAACGCCGTCTGGACCGTCAGTACAGCTGCGTTACCGCCCATGGGCTCCCGGTCTTCCAGCTCGCGGACTTCGTCACGCGTCAGGATGCCGTTATTGACCATCGCGGCGTAGAAGGAAGCGCGGCCGGCGCTATCGGCACGGAGCAGCCCTTCCACCGCAAACTTCGGGTAGTACCTCAGCCGCTCCGCCGGGGTCAGAAGATCCTTGCTGATCGCCTGCTCGATTCGGCGAAGCCACGGCCCCAGGGTGAAGGTCAGAAAGCCAATCATCTGCTGCTCGATCCCCGTCCCCCAACTGGTGGACTTCTCGCTGTGACCGACCATGAAGGGCGGTACGCGGAACCAGCGGCAGATTTCCTCGACTGAGAAGGCGCGAGATTCGAGCAGCTGAGCATCCGATGGGTTGATGCCGATCGTCTTGATTTCTGAACCGGCCTCGAGGATGACCGGACGGCCGGCATTAACCGCTCCGCTCAGTGCCTCCAGCGTCTGGCGAGCATCGTTGCGCTGATCAGGCTTCAGCGTGCTCGGGTAGGTGATTGCCGTGGTCGGCAGCAAGCCCTTGGAGAACGTCGAACTGGCAGCCATGTCGGCACCGATCGCCGCGCCGAACACCTCCGCACCGTAGCCAATGACGGAGACGCCTTCCTTTCCATCGAGAGAAAAGCCAGGGATGCTCCAGACTCTATCGTTGGAGATCTCGCGCTGGGTGCCGTTCTCGTCGGTGTATCGCCATACCTTGACGCCGTTGCGGCGGAACGAGGCAAGCCTGTCCGGGTGCAGGAACTGCAGTCCGATCACCTTGCCGCCGATCATCAGCTTTTCGCAGCGAGCGTTCCCGCGCAGGAGCATCGCCGCCACGCTCGCCTCCCAGTGGACCGCCGCAGTGGTGTCCACATTGGGTTGGTCGTGGAGGATGAACTGCAGCGGATGATGGCTCGCTACCCGCTTCCCGCTGCTGGTCTTCTCGTACATCGAGAGTGGCAGCGTGGAGATGGTCTCCGAGATGAGACGGACGCACGACCAAACCGCTGACAATTTCAACACCGTCTGGTGGTTGACCGGAACACCAGCATTCGAACTCGACCCGAAGAATTCAGCCCAGAAGTCGCCATCCGTCAGGTGAACAGGTACGCCCAGCCATTTCAGTGCGGCCGCACGCAGTCGGCCCGGCTTGGCTGCCTTGGTCTTCATCCGATCACCGGGCTGGAAATGAAGTCGCTGGCGTCGTCCTGGACAGCGGTAGGCATGCTGATACCAATCGCCATCAGCAGTGTCGCCATGTCATCGATCTTGTCCGGCGATCGCTTCTTGTCGGGCTTCATGTTCAGGTTTCCGTCTTTCACAGCGATGAGGTTGGAGGCACACCAGTTCAGTACCTGGTCGTTCCCATGGCAGACCTTCTTTCCGATGTATGCCCGCTCCAGCTCCTGCATGGCTGGGTGGTAGTTCTTCGTGGTCTGGTTGAACTCGACCAGCGGGTGGCCATCGGCCAAGAGGCGCTGCGCAATTTCAGCGGCGTTCCAGCGGTCGTAGGCGATCGCCTGAGGACCGAATCGGTCGATGTCCTCACGGATCCTCGCCTCCACCACGCTGTAGTCGGTGACCTCCCCTTCGGTGGTCTCGATCAACTCAGCCGCCACCCAGCCCGCATACGGAACCACGCCGCGCTCCGTGCGCGCACGCACCGCGTCCGCCGGAACGAATCGACGGCCCCAGGTGTAATAGACGTCGTCCACCTTCCACACCAGGCGCCAAGACGTCATATCCAGCGTGCTCGCCAGATCGAATGCGCCCCAGCACGGCTGCCCCGCGAGCCAGTCCAGATCGACCGCGCCGCCGCACTTCTGCCACTTCGTCAGGTCCACCCAGCCAGTGGCGGAGGAAGCCGGCCGGTTGAGCCGCTTGATCTTGAATTCGGCCAGCTTCGAGGGCATCTGCCGCGCCTCGACGGCCTCCTTGCGGATCGCCTTCAGCAGGTGCGGGTTGGCGTCCATCAGCGGGTTGGCCTTGGGCCAAGCCGATTCGTCGAACTCGTCGTCGTCATCGTCGACGGCGAAGAACACGACCAGGAAGTGGTCGGCCGAGTCGCCCAGGATGCCTTGCAGCACCTGCTTGGCGAACTGTCTGATTTCCCCCCACGGCCCCGGGTTGGTGTATCCCTCGGTCGTGGTGTAGAGCCACAGCGGATTGCTGCGTGCGCCTGCCGCAGACGTCAGCACGTTCAACAGGTCCGCCGACTTGTGAGCGTGGATCTCGTCCAAGCCCACATGCGACGGGTTCAGGCCGTCCTGCGTGCTGGCCTTGGAATTGATGGGCTTGAAGGTTGCGCCCGTTTCCACCCGGCTGATCGCGTTGGCCCAGCACGCAAGCCCGAATGCCTCCTGCAGGTCGGGCGTCTTCTCCGTCATCCGCTTGGCGACGTTGAAGATGATCCGCGCCTGGCTGCCGGTCGTGGCCGCCGAGATGATCTGGGCGCCCTCTTCCTCTTCACAGCACTGGCAGTACAGCAGGATCGCCGCCGCCAACGTGGACTTGGCGTTCTTGCGGGCAACCGCGAACAGCGCCGAGGTGAAGCGCCGGCTGCCATCCAGGTTGCGGAAGCCGAACAGCTGCACCACGAAAAACACGTGGGACCGGTGCAGCTCGATCTCCGGTCGTGCCCACTTCCCTTCAACGTGGGGCAGCTTCTCGATGAAGTCGCATGGGTCGCATGCGTGCCACTCATCGAACAGGAACGGAGGCCGCTTCCGCTTGGCGCGCTTCAGGTCCGCGAGGAACCGCTTGCCGGCCAGCCGAATCCACTTGCCGAACTTCTTGCCCTTCTTGTCGGCTACCGCCTCTTCGGCATATGCCGTGGCGATGCCAACGTAATCACGCACGGGTCTTCCGCTTCGCCCCGTTATTGGCGAATGAATTTCCTGTCTTTTCGACATCGCCGGACGGCCTGACCTTGCCCTGGGCGACCGGCGTCAGCCCGAAGTCGTTCATCAGGCCGCGCAGCTGGGACACCATCGAAGCCACCGGCGCCAAGCCGGCCGAGTAGAGCTGCACGGTGTTGCCATGCAGCGCGCACAGCTGGCCGAAGGCAGAAAGCCCTGCCTCGGTCAGCAACTTGTTCGCGTGCAGGATTGGCGCCAACCGGTCCCATTCCTTGATAGCATGGGCGTTCGGCAGCCAATCAGGCGCCGAGGGGACATCCGACACGAGTGGTAGATCGACCGACGCCGCGGGTTCACGATCCGGACGGTCCGTCCCCGCCACCACTTTCAGCGATGTCGGCTTACGAGGATTACCCATGGTTCGTTCCATCAGCGCAACGGCTGAACTGATAAAAATGGTTTTTCCCAACTGACGGTGAGAAAGAACGGGTGGGCGTATGGTCAGGTGAGAATGCCTCTCAAACTTTTGACCTCCCCCTCCCCGATTTGTTAATTTTTCGTTAAATATCGTTCCATTTATGGAACACGTGTCGGCCGAACGGCGTTCCCGAATCCACCGTCTTCCCTAGCCGTTTTGGCGTCGTGGCAGCGCTTGCAGAGGGCCTGCCAGTTGCCGGTGTCCCAGAACAGCGCTTGGCAGCGTTTGTGCGGCTTGATGTGATCGACCACCGTAGCGAGCCTCACTCGGCCGGATCGCTGGCACTCCACACAAAGCGGCGCTCGTTTGAGGAACGTCTCGCGGGCCTTCTGCCATCGGGAGCCGTAGCCCCGCTGGGCGGTGGTCAACCGGACGGACTCAGCTGGTACGTGCGCAGCGGCAGCAGCCTTGTGCGGCCGGTGCTTGGGTGCGCGGCTGGGCATCAGATGAACTCGATCTCGACTCGCCCGTGCTTCGTGCGTTCGATAATCCGCTTGCCGTGCCTATGAATGCGCGGCGGCTTGTCGGCGTGTCGCACGATTCCCTTCCGGGTATCGGCGTAGACCACGTTATCTACTTGGTTACCATCGACAGTGACGCGCCGTCGTCCTCGGCCGTCGTCGACGGTGTGGATATGATCAGTACGCCGAAGGCCGAGAAGGCTCACGGCTTTACCTCGGCACGGTCTGCGGCGATGACTGCCTGACAGGCCCTGAGCTGGTCGTCGGCGTCTCGACCGATTCCAATAGCAGGGCCCGCAACCGTGACTCCGAGGTCGGCGGGCGCATCACGCTGGACGGCGCCG